GTTGTTCCGGTGATAGATCCTAACGTCAGGGTCTGTCTTACGGTTTCTGAATACTTGGTTGTATGAACAAGCTCAGTCCAACCCGAATGCGAAGCCATAGTATCCGCAATAGCTGGTGTAGCACCGGTGTTTGTTAAACCCACATACCAAGAAGTAATCTGAGTTCCACTCTTAAACGTGCCATCAAGTATATGATTTGCACCCGCTGTGGTTACTAGATTCTTTGCCTTCTCTCTCCATTTTTCGACCCCGTTTGAGTCATGGCAAACCACTTCCCAATAATTAGCGAGGCCAAGATTCATATCTTTTTGCTCTTTCATTTGTAAGCCTCCATGGGCCGTTAATGCTGGTTGAAAATCCATATTACTCTACCTTAGTCCAAGTCGTTGATACACGATCTACCTCATTCCACAAAAACGCATCTGCTGAAGACCAGTCAGCAGTTGCCGCCATACTTACAGATTCCGCATGGTTTACATTATTAACATAATCAGCTAATGCGCCCCAAGATACACTCTCTACACCAGATATACTACCAGAAACAGATTGATCTCCAAGAGCGCCTATTTCAACAGAAGTTGCAAACGCAAGACCTCCGCCAGAAGATATATCTCCTAGAGAGCCAAATGTGCCAGTTGCTTCTAATGATAATATGCCAGTGTTAGACTGGTCTGCTAAAGCTCCGAAAACAACTTCAGGAGACAATGCTCCCTCACCACTCATGGCCTGATCGGATAAGGCTCCATAAGTTCCTGAGTTTGCTTTAGCAGCGGTATTCCAGTTTATCCCTATAACATCCCAATCAATAGGGGATGTAGCACTACTCCATGGAATTGGTGCAGCGGCCATTAATAGTATCCAGAGGTATTTCTAATACGCATCTCTGACCCAGAGTGCCTGTCTTTTGAATCTTGATCTTGGATATCGGTAATGGCCTTATAAAAGGATGTTCCCCAGACCTGTATTCGAGTATCATTCTTTATAAATGGTTCTGCCTCTAATAAAGACCCATACAGATAAACATCAGGGTTATCAGTGAGCATGGCATTTGTAGTAATGATTGTAGATAGGGAGTCAAACTTCCTATAGTAGTCCATCTCCATGGTATAAGCAGCATCTGGAGAAGGCCCAAGGAATAGTTCGTTGGCCTTTATTGTGTAGGCTACCGGTTTTCCTCCGGCACTTCCTGCCCACACCCTATCCATTATTTCCGGGGAAACATACTCTAGTACGGTCAAGGGAGAGGTGTTCAATCTTAATGCGCGCATCTGTAGATAGTTCGGGGGAAGGTTATAATCCCTTTGCCCGGATATTGTAGACGCTGTATATAGCCCTTCCATAGCCCTAGTCCTGAGTACACGATTTAATCGCGCCTCACATAAGGTTATGAAATCCGGGATATTTGTAGTAAGATCATCCCTGTTCAACCAATTAGCTACAGCCGTTTTTAATTCGGCGTAGGTTCCAATAGCCATTAGACGTTACGAGCTGAATAGAATATTTTTTGATTTAAGACTCTATATCCGTTCGCTGTGTCAGTTTGTGCGCGCCCTGCGACGCCGAATGCGTATAACCACATAATTAAACCCTCGTTGGTGTAGTCCTAAAATATTTGTTATCAGGATCGTTTAGGTACTTCTTCATAAGCTTATGATCTTTCTCTATCTCTCCATTTGTTTCCTTCATCCACTGTGTCCATACGTTTAACGGTATAGAGGCAACGCGCACTGCATCACCAGTCTTGCCCGGAGTAAGTAAGTCACCATAATTATTGTATGATTTCTTGTTTTCCTCCAGAACAGGCGCTACATCCTGATACGTATTTATAGTAAACTCTTCCTCATCCGCACTGGAATGGAAAGTAGTATGTAACATATTAGGCTCTACTGGTTTATTCATTTCAAATGATACCCCGGATCATTGCCTTCAACAATCCTATTCATACGCCCCTTTGTGTCAGAAAGTTTTTCCTCAAAAGTCATGGGCTGCTTTTGTTTTGCTGCCTTCTGTTTTACAGGCTTACTTTTTTTACCAGCCATAAACCTTACCCACTTTTCTAACTTGTGCATCTATAGCGTTGTCTACACTTCCGTTATGCAACGTATGTCCTAAAGCGCCATCTGTTCCCGGCCCATACTTTTTAAGTTTGGGTTCGCCTTCTGAATAAGGCGGAGGATTCATGTCAGGGCCAATAGCTGTTGCACTACCCTTACTGGGTGGTTGTCCAATATGTGCCATCTTATTTCTCCTTTGAGGCAAAGCCCCCCGAAGGGGGCTAAACCAAGACCGTTTAGATTGCGCTCTTCAACTGGCCACTTCCGTTGCCATTCTTAGCTCGCAAACCGTACTCAGCAATCAAAAGCTGTTTTACACTGTCGCCAGATTTGGCAAGAGTTTCTGTACGGAAAGGACGTAGGTAGTCAACTGACCACAGGTCAAAATCTATAAAGTCAACCTGAGTAGCTGGTATGTGCCGATCAGGCACAACCTTAAACGTACCGAAGTCCGTAACAAGAACATCAACAGCGTTTACGGCGGTAATGTTATTTTTAGAACCTATGTCGTTTCTAGGCGCAGCTACCACAGCACCACCAACAGTAGATGAACTGATAGTACCTTTTACCACACCACCACACAAAATGGTATCTGGTGTCCCACCCAAATTCCATATGCGTTCAGCAACATTGTTGACCAAGGCAATGGTAATGGCTGTATCAGCGCCACCTGTACCAGCTTCTGTAGTACCGTCTGGGCCGACAACAGGAGAGCTACTACCATTGTTAGTCAAACCAAGACCGGTAGAAGCGGCAACAACATTTGACGTTGCATTCACGGTCGTCCCAATCCAAGTTGAAAAACAAGCGGTATTTCTAGCAGCACCAGAAGAACCAATGGACTTAGGCGTACCCTCAAGCAGCATAAATTCCATGTCGCGCTTCATTTCTTTAGCACGTTTGGCTAACTGATAAGCCTGAGTTGACTTTCGACCGGCAAAATCGACCGCTTCCGCAGTTCCTGAACTTTGGACTTGCGTTGCGGAGATTTGGGTGAAATTCGTCAGACGGCGTGGCTCAGTCGCAGCAGTTGAAGTATAGTCGTTACCCTCAATCTGCATGTTATTAGCGGCTGCCTTTAGCTCGTCTGTTTGCCATTCAAAAGTGGTGTTATCAGCGGAACCACGACCACAACCATTAAGAAACGGCGTGTCCGTAGGACTGATATTGTATATAATATTTGATAGGTCTTCCCTGATGCCCACAGCACCATAGGTTTCCCTAGTATTCGTAGGAACTGCCATAGCATTCCCCTCCTTTAGTTAAATGTCTACAAAGTCCTCAAGTAATGCAGTGGCGTCATTTATATGCCCCGATTCCTTGAGCCGATTCATTGTATTAGTACGTTTTGACCTTTGTTCAGCGCCTTTCCGAACACCCGATCCCGCTCTTACGACTCTAGGCTTGTTCTTTACTTTCTTGGACTTTACATCTGCCTTTTGCAGATCGTCATAAAGTTTAGCCTTGTGTATCATAATCAAGGAGCGATGATCCGATAAGCCACCGATTTCTTCATCAGAGAATCCAGCATTCTTGGCAAAAGACCGGATACCTTCCGCTATACCCTTTTGTTTCTTGGGGTCACCCCATTCAGGCATCTTCTCCAATAAAAGATCATTCTCTCTCTTGAGATGTTCTTTCAGGTTTTTACGGTAGTCTTCCTGCTGCTTTTGCTGTATGCTGGCTTGTTCTTGCTGATTCTGTCGCACCTTATCCTGCAAATCCCGGTATTCGTCTTTTTTAAGGGCGAATTCCACAGGGTCTTCTGAGCGGAGTCTATCCCAATCTATGTTGGCAAATTGTTCCGCGCCTGATAATGAAGTTTTAATTGCATGTTCAAGTGCTTGAACGTACTGACCCCTTTCATTCTGTATCTGGGAAATCTCCTCGGTGTACTGTTTTGACAGTTCCTCAAATTCTTTCCTTTGCTCAGATATGTCTTGAGTCTTTTTCGTGTAATCTGACTGGCGTGAATAGCCTTTCATAAGCTCGTCGAGGGTAACTTCCTGCTCTTCACCATTTACAGTGACAGCATATACAAGTTCCTCTTCTTCTGCTTCTTCGTCAGGTTCCTCAGAGGCCTCTTCTACTTCTTCTTCCTCTTCGGGTTCCTCTTCCAATGATTCGTCTTGAGCTTCCTCAGTAGACTCTTCTTCTTCAGTAGGTTGTGCTTCCTCAGTTTCCGGAGTTGCCTCTTCAGGTTCCATCAAGCTGAGTAATGCTTCTTGCGCTTCGTCTATACTTCCGCCGAGCGCGGGGATTGGCTGTAATCCAGCCGGTGCTTGCGGGGCTTCTTGCGTATCCGCCATCTTAGATTCTCCTTAAATGAATGGGTGTTGCTGTTCCAATACTTTGTTCATGTGGCCAGTTTCAACTATGGACTTTATATGACCCTGTATGCGGTCTAGCAATCTCATTGCAAGCCAGATTGACTCTCTGGCCTCCAATTCACTCGAACCACTTTGTGTCCAGCGGTTCATTAAGTCTTCTCTTAGAACTTCAAACGACTCTATATAAAGAGCGTTGTTCATCAGAAGAGTGGCATCGCCTTCTCTTCTTAATTGATCGTGGTCTTCAGGCATCAGCTTTTCTTCTTAGCCTTCTTTACCTTTTTTACTTTTTTCTTAGGCGGTCTTCCCACCTGTCTTCCGTATGTTCCGGGGCCGTATGGCATTATCCTATCCCTACAGGCCGCTTCTGTTCTGTTTCCAGCTTTATCTCTGCTACTTTCATTGCCGTATCAGCCTGTAGTTTAGCGGCATCTAACTGTAGCTTCTGCTGTTTGATCTGAATTTCTGCGGCTTTAATTTGCAATTCGCCCTGCTTTATTTTGCGCTCTGATTCTGCCTCTATCTCCTCTGGGGATGGTTGAGGCGGCGGCACTTGAGATGGGTCTGTCAGGAAATCCCCAACATTCTGGAATCCCATATTCTTTACCATAGCAGCCATTATATTGTACATGTTCTGTTCATTAACAACATTCATTCCACCCTGCATGGCCTGTCCTGCAAAACTCAGGATAGCTGAAAGGTGCATGAGCTGCTGATCCCTGTTTCCGTTTCCAAGACCTACAGAGATAGTACAGTCCATCTTGTCCCTCCACATGTCAGGTCGTACAGGAACCCACTCATTTCTAAGAAGGATAACTCTCTGCTTGTCCTGATTCTTCTGTACAAGACTGTATATAACCCGCATTAACTCTTTAACACCGGTTTCTGCAAAGTTGCGCGCAATCAGCTCTACCCTCTG